ACTGACTGTGTTCGTCAGGGCAATGGTGATGCCGATTTTGAAGGCTTCAAACATCACTCACCCTCGATCTCGATTGCGCCCTGAAATACCTGTTTCCCGACGAGAGCCACCACAACGCCTCCGCCAACGATGTTTACAATGACTTCCATGTTCTCCACAGCGGTGCTGCCGAAGGTCGAGCGCGGAGGCATATTCTTCGTACCAAGCTCCTGATAAACGGCTATGTCCGAATTCGATCCGACAAAACCTTCGCTATTGTGCACTTCGCGTTCGACAGACTCGCGCAAATCACCGGAGCGAAGCAGCGGTTCGTCGTCCGGGTATCCCTGACGTTCCCTGTCGGCCTTCGTGGATTCTGCCAACTCCGCCCACGCAACGAATGGACCAGCTTCGGGCTGGTATTCCCCGAACTTTTCCTTGACCTTCTTTTGTAGCAGCTTCGTTGCTCGTTCCAGAGATACCTTCTCAGCCTCATGGACGGCTAGCGCCATCTCGCCGCAATGAACGGCAGCTTCGAGGAAACTGGTGAATTCATAGCCCATTTCATCGTTCCTTAATCCAAGAAAAAGATCCCCAATCCCACTTTCCGCCTTCCCACTGGCCAAAGATTATGCCAGCAGCGATGCGCTCAGACCCAGTGAACAGAAAATTCTCATCAGGCGGGAGTTCGGCCGCGATGTGAAACGGTATTCCATTCTTGACCAGCCAGAGCACGCCCGGAAGTTCCGAGCGTTCTACAAGTTTTTTATTTCTTGCCTCTTTTTGAATTCCTCGACCATCTTCGTCAGATCGGCTTCGGGGAAATTCTCGGCAATGGCCAGAGTGATTTGCAGGAGCGCGGCATCGCCGAGGCGTTCAGCCACCGCTTCAAGCGCCAGCACGCTTTGGGGCTTGGGAACATTGTCGCCATCAATGGATGCGGCGCAGTAAGCCGGGACGGCCATGGACAGATAGATTTCGTTCTTCGAGTTCTCGGCGCCGATGATGCTGCACATGCGCATCCGATCCAGCGGACCCATGCGGCGCACGCCGATCTGACGGCCATCCTGAAGCGTGATCGAGACGGTTCCATTTGCGGCCGGACGCTTGGGCGCTTCCGTCCCTTCGCTTTCCGTCGTGGGCTGTTCGTTAACTGTAACCTGCATTTTTAAACAACCTGAGTTTTAGTCGTGGCATTAAAGGCGAATGTCTGCTCGACACGGGCATCGCCCTTCCAATCGCCGGAATCATCCAGCTTGAGGACAACGCCGGTATAAGACCATGTGGTCGTCGTTCCGTCCGCTTCGGAGATGATTTCCTGAATCGTCCCTGCCGGAGTATTCGTGCCGGCGTAGTATCCGGCTTCCTGATTGGCGAAGAAAACATCTACCGAAGGATCGAGCCTGTCAAGCTTGAACGTGCCCTCCCACCCGTCCGGGATGTTGCCGAAGTAGGTCATGCCATCCAGACGTTTGGATTTCAGGCCGGTGGTCATCGGCTTTGCCGTAAAACTGGTCAGGCCGTTCAGGGTCAGTGAACCCACGGGGTTCGTGATAGTAAAGCTGACATCTTTACCTACGGAAAAGCCGTTTACAGGCATGTTCTTACCTCGTGTTTGGGTGGGATTAGGAGCTTGCCTGCGCCCCGGTGCGCTGGATGACGACCGACTGGCCGCCCTGAAGGTTGACGATGAAGAATTCGGTTATCGCCTGATACTGGACTTTCACGTCTGCTTGCAGATAGCCGAGTGCCGTGCGCGACAGCGGATTATTGGTCCCTTTGCCGAGGCCCATGATGACCTGAAAGCCATTGATCATGCCATTCGGAAGGCCGACCGAGGGTTGCTGGAGAGCAATGAAGAATGACCGGAGCGTCGCCAAGGTGTTTTGGACAAGTGACGGAGTGATCGGCTGGCCGACGACACCACCCATGCCCGCATTTAGCGTGCTGGCGATGTAGTTGGTCATACGGGTGTAGTTGTCGCCATGAATGACGGCATTACTAGACGTGTTGTGGCCGAATTGGGCGCCGAAATAGCTTCCACCGGGGCATGGATTGGCGATTACGTCGCCTCTGGCCTGCCCAAGGGCCTGCAATTCGGCGTTGCTGTATTTTTGATTGGCGTAGGACTTTTGCGTGCCGATAATGCCGAGGAGAGATTTGTTGAGAGTGCTTTGGTTCGGAGCGAGGTTGGCGAGGAGGCCAGCGATGAAGCCCTGTGGGAGATCAGCCGTACAACGCCGTTGACGTTGTCGTTGATGTAGCACCAGTCGCCAAGGAGAATCTTGATCGCATAGCTATCTATGCCAGCCGATGCAATTGTCGATGCGAAGTTGGTGATCGTATCGCCGGCCGGGCTGGTACTGACCATGTACGTGCCTTCGGAGAGGCCGTAGGCGACCTGTGTCGTCCATTCCGTCGAATCGTCCAGATCAGCCAGCATGGCAACGCTGCAACCCGTATTTCGTAACGAGTACATGCCGGTCCGGGGAACGGTGTCTACGCCGACCATCACCGCCGAGGTGATCGTGGCCACGCCGTCCGTGCCGCCGCTGAAAGTCGCGGTGCTTGCAGTCGAAGTCGAGGTGCCGATGCTGTCGAAGATTTCAGGGACCTGGCCGGGGATGGCAACGGTTAGCTTCGTGGTGGCGACGGCCGAGCCGGGACCGATTCCGGCCACCATGCTATTGCCAAGCGAGCCCGTATAAAACGCCGTAAGCGTAAGCGTTGTGGTGCTTGTGGTCGCAACGACCAAATGAGAAGGCCCGCGGAGACCGCTTTGGCCGTTATTAATCGCGGCAGCGATAGCAGTAGCGAGGCCAGAACTCGCGCAAGTGAACGTGGTATGGGCAGCAACGTCCGTGCCGTCAGTTACGCGCACAAGACGAAGCGCAGCGGAGCCGCCTTGAAGCGAGGCAGCGGCAACTGCGGTATTGAGATCGTATTTCCTTGGCTGCATCGCGCCGAATTGGGCCGAAGCATCTGTGATGCCGCTTGCGATAGTCGGGCTATTGACCGGACCCCAGATTGCCGTGCCGACAATCCCGAGAACATTTGTCGGGACTCCGTTCAGAAGGGTCCATGAAGGAGGGACGATCTGGACGATCAGGCCCGGAACGATCAAAGCGGTCGTATTGATCTGCCCTTGTTGGACAATCATCGTCGGACTCCTTGGTCAGGATAGAAGAGGGGTTATTCGGCGGCTTTGGGAGCCGGATGGTCGGATGCAACGACATGCGTTGAATGGGTTTCGAGCGCTTCTTTCACTGCGTTTTCATCGCTGATGACATCGCCCTTTTTGTAATCCTTGAATTCCGATTTCACGACGAGAACGCGCATGGTTTCCTCACAGATTGATGGTTTTGATGATGGGACCGGAGCCGTCCTGACCGCCGGAGATATTGATTTCTTCGATGGTCACTGTCGGAGCAGGCATCGTGATCGTGGTGCCGTATTCGCAGGAGTAGACCAGATCCCTTCGGTAGATGGCTTCCTTCTGGACCGTGTCGGTGACAGGACTGCTTACATAGATCAGGCGGCATTTCGTGCCGTCCGGCATGTTCAGAAACTTGGTGCTTTTCAGGATCGGATCGAAAAGCTTGGCTGCATTGTCCCTGAGATCGGGAGATGGACACCAAAGGCTTATCATCACGTTGCGCTTTTGGCGCGCGACTTCCTGAATAGCCGTGCCAACGACGCCTACGCGGGGAGAAACCGAATGGGCGGTAGGGATAGAGATTACCGGACCGCTTGAAGTGGCCGGGGTGTTCACGTTTATCAGGGCCGCGAGGCCAGTCGCTATCGAATCAAGCGTGTCGTTTGCCTGCACGCCGTAGGAGTATCCGAAGCCGTTTATGATGGCGGCAACGTTCTGTGGAACGCTCGGCGTCCCGCCGACTGTCAGCGTGATGCCGCTGCCCTGCAATTCAAGGTTTCCGGCGCCTAGCAGCAAGAGATCGCCACCGCCTTGCAGTTCGAGACTTCCGCCAATGCCGTTTTCGGCGATCAGCGTAAGCGTGGCAACCGGAAACGGCAGCACCGCTTCCCAATCGAGGCCATAGCGCGTGACGTTCTGCTCGACGCGGGTAGGGAAGATCGAAACATCGACCGTTCCTGCCGACATGTCCGTATCAAGTTGATCCGGTAATGGCCAGCCGCGATAGAGCTGCACGTTGTGCCGAGAACCGCTCGAGTCCAGAACCACCGATGGACTGCCGGTTCCGTTTGGGTAAGCAACCTGTGTCAGAAGCGAAAGAATCGCTTGCTCGCAATCCGAAATGTCACTCATCAGGCCGTCTCAAAGGCACAAGTGACTCTCCAGCCCAAATCCGTTTTCTCTGGAGAACTAATAACATACCGTTGCCCAAAATCGTCGATTATCAAGTCGCCGTACATGATGCGTCCTACTGACGCTGGAAGTAATACAGTCCACCATGGCGAACGTGTATCGGCCGGCACATCGGTTTCGTTTTTCTCGCCCTTCGTGCCTTGCAGGATGCTGCATGGAACATTCTTGGCGTAAGGAATTTCATTGGCGGCGGTAATTCCGCTGTAGCTCTGCGTCCCCATTCCCGATTGGGGCTGGGGCCTTGAGATCGTGATCACCCGGTTACATTCGACAACCAAAATAGGCAGCAGCAACTGCATGGCGGCGATAAAGAACGTGCCGGATGGCCGGCCCTGAAGAAGTAGGTTGCCTTCGCCTTGGAGTTCAAGGTTTCCATCGCCCTCAAGCTCCAGATTTCCACCGGAGGTAAGGCCAATGAAATAGTCCCCGACCTTCAGACCTCGGCCATCGACAAGCGCATACCAGGTGGCTTTGCCGTACTTGTTCGGCTTGCCGTATTTCATGTCCTCGGCGTTGAGAGAAACATGCCGGGTGAATAGCGGCGTGCCGGGATAGTTGCGGGAACCGGAAAGTCCTAGACTTCCTTCGCCCTGCAAAAGAAGATCGCCTCCGCCTAAAAGCTGAA